AATGATCGTTGACCGTCAGGGCGTGCGCGTCCTGCGCGACCCTTATTCAGCCAAGCCTTACGTTTTATTCTACACGACAAAACGCGTCGGCGGCGGGGTGCAGGATTTCGACGCGATTAAACTGCTGAAGGCGGCGGCGTAAGTCACGCTAGCTTTGCCTTGTCATTCCGCACGCAGCGTAGCGGAGATGCGGAAGGTCGAGAGATTTAGAGCCTAATTAAAGGCAGCATCCAGTCTCTCGGTCTTCCGCGTCAAGCGCGGAATGACAGATACTTTCAATTTTTCACAAGGTCGCCTTCCGGGCGGCCTTTTTTATTTCCATCATTAGGAGGACATTTTGATAACCGATATAACGCCCCCGCCCAGAGAGCCGATCACCCTTGAGGAGGCGAAACTTTTTCTGCGCCTCGACCACAACGAAGAAGACGCGCTGATTGAGGAACTCATTCAGAGCGCGCGCGAGCAGGTCGAAACGCTTTGCCGCCAAAGCCTGATTGAACGTCCGCAACGCGTCACCTTTGCCCCGCCGTTTAGCCGCAGTCTCTATCTGAATATCGCCCCGGTTCAATCCGTAACGGCCATGACGCTCCATTTGGAGAATGGAGAGGATGAAGCCGTGCCCTTGGATGATCTCAAGATCAATCTGCGTGCCACGCCGGCCAATATTCAGAAACAGACCCTGGGACTTTGGAGTTGGCACAGCCGCCCAGACGTTACAGCCATTACGGTGGATGTCATAGTGGGATATGGCGAGACGCCAGAGGATATTCCCATGCCGCTGCGACAGGCCATGCTCCTGCTGATCGGGCAGGGCTATGAACACCGCGCAGGCAAAGACATGCCGGGCATTCCGATGATGGTCGATACCCTCGTCATGCCTTATCGGAGCCTGAAGCTATGATCGGGCAATTACGCACGCGGCTGGGCCTCTACGCGCCGTCTGTCGTCGCGGACGATCTCGGCGGAGCCATCACCACCTGGAGCTTTCAGCACGCGCTCTGGGCGGCGATTAAGCCAAAGACTCTCTCGGAAACGCGCGAGAACGGACGGCTGAGCGTCACGCAAAGTTACCTTGTCATCATCCGATACCGCCGCGATTTCCCGGAACGCGCGCGGCTCATTTGGGGCGACCGGATATTGCGCGTCATCGCCGCCTCCGATCCTGATACGAGAGGCGAACGGCTTCACCTCATTTGCGAGGAGGAACGGCAATGAGTCAGGAAGCAATAGCCAAAGCGGTGCATTCGGCGCTGTCGCAAAATACCGCCATTCAGGACGCTCTGGGCACGCCGCCCCGTCTTTATGACAGCGCCCCCGAAGATCCCGTCTTTCCCTATCTCAGCTACGGCGCGATGCGCCGCGAAGATGTCGGCGGGGACGAAACGCAGCTTCATTTACATCAGATGACACTGCATCTTTGGTCGCGATATGCGGGGCGGGCGGAAGTTCTGGCTTTGCTGGCTCAGCTTGAGGCGGTGGTCACGGATTTGGACGGCCTCGCTGGGCATTTACCCACCGGCGGCCTCGTCAGCGCAACCCCGCTTTATTCCGACATCTTGCGCGCGCCGGATGGCCGAACCCATCACGGCTTGCTGCGCCTGTCTTACCTTGTTCAAGCCCCCTAATTTTACTGAAAGGAGCCTTCCATGAGCGCTCAACGCGGACGGGATATGCTCGTCAAACTCAAACAGGAGGATGAGAGTTATGTCACCCTTGCCGGCTTGCGGACGAAAACGCTGCGCCTGAATGCGCGGGTCGTCGATGTGACTGACAGCGACTCGGCCCAGGGGTGGAAAGAACTCCTGCCCAATGCCGGGGTGAAATCTGCCGAAGTGTCAGGGCAGGGAATATTTCGTGACGCGGCGTCTGCCGCGCAGGTGAGACAAGCCTTTTTTGAGCAAGAGAGTCTGGAGTTACGCTTCCTTTTGCCGGGCTTCGGCCAGATTGACGGCGCGTTTCTGATTTCGACCCTGACCTATTCCGGCAGTTACCAAGGCGAGGCCGGGTTTGATATCACCCTGATGAGCGCCGGTGCGCCCGTATTCAGCGCGCTATGAGTCCGCATTCCCGAACCGTCCGATTGGGCGGTAGCCCCTATTCTCTTCGGTTCACTCTGGCGGCGCTTTTTGTCCTCTCTCGCCGTCTGGAGTGTCCGGGGCCAAAGGCACTGTCCCGCTGCCTGCAAAGCCCCGATCGATCCGCGCGTCTTATTACTGCGCGGATCCTGCTGGCCTGTCTGCTTTCCCCGGAACACCTGACTCCGGGGGAGGCGGACAGCGCCGCATTAAAGGCCAGTGAAACAGAATTGGCAGAGGCGATGAATGTGATGGCGGACATGATTGAGGAGGCGTTCGTGAATGTCTGAAACAACGAAATGGCCGTTTGAGGCCTGGCTCCGATTGGCGGTTCTACAGATGGGCCAAACGCCTGAAAGTTTCTGGTCGATGGAGGTCACGGACTGGCTGACGCTCTGCAAAAGAGAAGGCGGCAAGGCGATGTCATCTGTTGATTTTGACGCCTTACAGAAACAATTTCCCGATGCGGAGGTCACTGATGACGGAGACAGATAGAGCGGCTCGGGCCGTCTCTGATTTCGATATTGAAGGGGCGGCGGATGCCGCAAACGACATGGCGCAGGCCTTCGAGAAAGCGGGGGACCGCATTTCAAATGCTCTGGAACGCGCCGCCCGAAAGGGGGAGTTTTCTTTCTCGAATTTAGCCGAATCCATCACGCGGGATCTGGCCAGATTGGCTGTAACAGAACTGATTTCAGACCCGCTTCAATCCGTGTTCAGCTCTGCCATTCAATCTATTTCAGGGCAGGCCAGTTTCGCGAAACCTTCTCCCATAAATGTCACAATGAATGTGTCTGGCGTCAGCTCCCCGTCCGACTTCAAGAAGTCGGAAACACAGCTCGCGGCGGGTCTGTCGCGGGCGTTAAATCAGGGACGAAAGCTCCTATAAAATTTTCTATTCAAAGAGATAATTATGACGGAATTTCATGATGTCCGCTTTCCGATGTCGCTTGCCTTCGGGGCGAGTGGAGGGCCGGAATTTACCACACAGATTTCTCAGCTCTCTAGCGGGCAGGAATATCGTAACGCCCCACATGCTCTGCCGCGCCGGAAATACGACGCAATCGCAGGGGTTAAGTCAAAGGAACAGCTTGTTGAATTAATAGCGTTTTTTATGTCTCAAAAAGGACGACTGCACAGTTTTCGTTTTTCAGACCCCTTTGACAATTGCTCCTGTTCTATAGAGAGAACGCCGTCAAACCTCGATCAGACCCTCGGGCAAGGCGATGGAGAGACAACCAAGTTTCAACTTGTCAAAGACTATGGCGGTCTCGCGCGTCCTATCACAAAGCCTCTGGAAAATTCGGTTATGATTGGCGTTGATGGGCAGTCGGTTTCACCGCCCGATATTGCCATAGATTACCTGACGGGGATCATAACTTTCGTCTCACCGCCTGCCCCCGGAGCTGTTCTTACAGCCGGCTATTCTTTTGATACGGTCGTGCGGTTTGATACCGATTTTCTTGACATGACCTTGGAGGATTTCGGCGCCGGACAATTGCGCAGCCTGCCGATGGTGGAGCTGCCTTATGCGTGAATTTTCACCGAAATTAATTAATTCCCTTTCTCAGTCCGTTACGACTTTTTGCACGGCTTGGAAACTGGAACTGAAAGACGGACGCGTCTTTGGATTTTCAGAGCATGACCGCGACCTCGTCATTGACGGCGTGACCTATTCCGCCGCCTCGAGCCTGACGGAATCCGAAGCTGAACATCGTCTTGGCTTTGCCTCTGACAACGGCGCGATTGAAGGCGTGTTGGACGCGGCCTCAATTTCAGAAAGCGATATCACGGACGGTATTTTGCAAGAGGCCCAACTGTCCCGCCTGAAAGTCAACTGGCAGGACCCGACGCAATTTATTGTGATCTCCGTTGGCGAATTAGGACAGGTCACGACTCGCCGGGATTATTATGAAATAGAATGGCTCGGCCTGTCCCATAAGCTCGGCCGATCTACGGGCCGCGTATTTTCAAAAAAATGTGACGCCAGCTTTAGCGACGCGCGTTGCGGCGTGGACGCGTCGCAATTTCCGGACGGAACGGTTTGTCCGAAAACCCTTGAGGCCTGCCGCCATCAATTTGGCAATGTGATTAATTTTCGCGGTTTCCCCTTTTTGCTTGGCGATGACGGACTTTATTCCGGACCCAAGGAAGGAGCGCCCAAGGATGGCGGCTCGCGTTATAAATGAACGATATTCAAGGGTGCGTCCTCACCGAGACCAAGCGCTGGCTCGACACGCCCTATCAGCATCAGGCGAGTGAATGCGGGGCGGGGTGCGATTGTCTGGGCCTTGTTCGCGGGATTTATCGCCGCCTCTATGGCGGGGAGCCCGTCGCCTCGCCGCCCTATACGCCGGATTGGGCCGAACAATGCGGCGAAGAGACTTTGCGAAAGGCAGCGCGAGACTGGCTGGTAGAAATCCCGAACGCCCAGGCCCGCCCCGGCGATGCGCTGTTATTTCGAATGAGTCCGGACGCGCCTTGTAAACATATCGCCATTCTCTCTGCGCCGAACATCATCACTCATGCCTATTGGGGCCGCGCCGTGGTGGAGAGTTTCTTCGTTCCCTATTGGCAACGCCGTTGGGTCCACAGTTTCCGTTTCCCTGAGAAAGACGTTTCATTATGACCACACTTGCTGTGACCGCCGCCAATATTGCGGCCAATACCGCCGCTCAGGCCGCCACCGCTTTTGCGCTGTCCACGGCCAACCGCGCCATATCCCATATTTTCGATAACCGCGTCTTCGAGGGCCCAAGACTGGAAAGTCTGCATGTGCAGACCTCTCGGGACGGGGCGCCCATGTCGCGTGTCTATGGACGGGTGAGACTGGCGGGACAGGTCATCTGGGCCTCGCGCCTGCGCGAAATACGGACGGAAGAAGAAGTGCAGAGCGGGAAGGGTGGCGGGCCAAGCCGGACAAATTATAGCTATACGATGAGTTTTGCGGTGGGTCTCTGCGAAGGCGAAATTCTGGGCGTGGATCGCCTCTGGGCCAATGGCGAACCTCTGGCGAGCGCGGGACTAACAATGCGCGTTTACAAAGGCACGTCCGATCAAATGCCGGATCCGATCATCAGCGCGATAGAAGGCGAAGGCGTCCCGTCATTTCGAAATACGGCCTATATCGTGTTTGAAGACTTTCCTCTGGACGGGTTCGGGGCGCGGCTGCCGCAAATAAACGCCGAAGTTCTGCGGGTTCCCCCGATGCAGGAGGGGCAAAAAATGGAAACTCTGGTCAAATCGGTGAGCCTGCTCCCCGGCTCGGGCGAGTTTGCTTATGCGGCGCAGATTATCGAGGAAACACCAGAGCCAGGCGTTACCCGCTCGATCAATATGAATAATCTGTCCGGAAAAGCGGATATCCTGCTCGCTCTGGACCAGCTCGAAGATCAGCTGCCCAATTGCCGCCATGTGTCGATCATTACCTCCTGGTTCGGAACGGATTTGCGCTGCGGGGAATGTGAAATTCGGCCCGGTGTGGAAAGCCGAACCCGCATAACTCCGGAGGCGCAATGGCAGGTCGGGACGAATGCGCGCGGCCAAGCCTATCTGGTTTCTTCTGATGAAGAGGGTCGCCCGAATTTCGGCGGCACGCCCTCCGATGAGTCTATTTTACAGGCCATCCAGACGCTCAAACAACGTGGTTTCAAAGTCACGCTTTATCCGTTCATTTTGATGGATATCCCGGACGGGCCAAGCCCGTTTCCCTGGCGGGGACGAATTGGCTCGAGTGACGGCACAGACGGCCATGCCGGGATAGCGGCTCAGGTGGCGCAATTTTTTGACGGGCCAAATGGCTTTCGCAATTTCGTTCTGCATTATGCGGAACTGGCCCAGCAAGCCGGAGGCGTGGACGGGTTTGTGCTCGGCTCTGAAATGCGGGGCCTGACCACTTTACGTGGAGAGCGGGCGGGCGGTAAATCGACTTACCCGGCTGTTACGCATCTCGTGAGTTTGGCGTCGGATGTACGCGCGAGAATTGGGTCTGCCGCCATGCTGACTTACGCCGCCGATTGGAGCGAGTATTTCGGACATCATCCGCAGGACGGCAGCGGGGATGTCAGCTTCCACCTCGACCCGCTCTGGGCCAGCCCCGATATCTCGGCTGTGGGCATAGACGCCTATTTCCCGCTCTCGGATTGGCGGGAGGGCGCACATCTGGATCAGGGTTTGGGCCCTGATATTTATGATCTGGGTTATCTTCAAAGTCAGATTGAAGGCGGGGAAGGTTATGATTATTTCTATGGCTCGGACGCTGACCGGGAGGCTCAAATTCGCTCGTCGATTACCGATGGCGGAGCAGGAAAGCCCTGGGTTTTTCGGTATAAGGATATTCGAAACTGGTGGTCGCAGCCGCATTTCGACCGCATCGGCGGCGTCGAAGTTGCGCAGCCCTCGGCATGGCAACCGCAATCCAAACCTATCATCTTTACGGAAATTGGATGTCCTGCCGTCCATTTCGGCGCAAACCAGCCCAATGTCTTCTATGATCCCAAAAGCAGTGAGAGCCGTCTGCCCTATTTTTCCAATGGGGAGCGCGACGATTTTATTCAAAGGCGCTATCTGGAAGCGTTCATTTCCTATTGGGACAACCCGGCCCATAACCCCATCTCCCCGAACTATCCGGGCCGGATGATTGTCCTT